GAACTCGATGTCCAGCATAAAGATGGTGATTGCGGGACTGTGCTCATTGGTCAGACTCCACAAACATCGATAATACTCGGTATTCTAGTTGCTGTTGCACATGCTTCCGATAGGACTTATTTTGTTGGAATTACTTCAAAAGATGTCGAAAAAGCTGAAGAGATCATTTCTGATTCTGGAATTCTTTTGAGTGCAGCTTCTTCAGGAGAAGTTAATTTACATGGCTATAGTATTTCTCCACTTCATACTAAAAGTAGGTTTAACTGGCTGGACGTTTCCAATGTTGATTTGTTTGGTACTGTAAATTATCCACGGGTCAAGCCTAAGAGTAATTTTTCAAAAACCATTATGTTTGAATGCATAAGTAAATTCTATTCGCCACCTTCATATGGACCTCCCGTTATGCATTCGAAGAATGTCGATGGTATGTGGGAGGATGCTTATAGGTATGGTTTGGAAAAGAGGATGGCAAAACCTGTCCACATTCCAGAGAGTCTTGTCATCGACGCTGTTCAAGAATACATTTCTGATGTTAATAAGTATTGGTCTTTTGGTGATGTACGGATTCTTTCTGACATGGAAGCAATCAATGGCGTCGATGGTATTCGTTTCCTTGATCGTATAAACATGAGTTCTAGTTGTGGATTTCCCCTGTCCAAAAAGAAGAAATTTATGTTTGATATTGATTCTTCTTCAAACGACTTTAGTTGTTCGTTTAAAAAAGAATATTTCGATGAATTTAAGCGTATGGAGAAAGAATTACTTGACGGTAAAATGGTTCACCCTATTTTCACTACTGCCTTAAAAGATGAACCTACATCGTTTAAAAATATTTCAATTATGAAGACTAGAATATTTAACGTTTCACCTGCCATTTTTGGGATTCTAGAAAGGAAGTATTTTTTGCATATGGCAAAAATAATTATGGACAATAATTTGGTTTTTGAATGTGCAGCTGGGACTGATGCATTGAGTAGGGATTGGACTACATTTGGGAAATATCTATCTCGTTGGCCCACTCTTTTAAATGGTGACTTTTCAAGCTATGATTTGCGTATGCCACCTGTAATTTTATCGTACTCTTTTAAAAT